ACATTGACTCTTGGCAGTAGCAGAGCTATAGCACTGCCGCTGGCTAATGGGGAAAGGCTTCGTGGATTTCGATTTAATAGGATAGTGTTGGATGAGTTTTTAACTATACCAGAAAAGATTTTTAACGAAGTTATTATTCCTTTTCTGGGTGTGGTGGAAAACCCTATCGAGCGCGAGGAATTATACAACCTCGAATCCAAATTAATCGACAAAGGTGAGATGAAGGAAGAGGATCGGTATATTTGGCCCAATAACAAATTAATTATTCTTTCATCTCCATCCTTCAAATTTGAGTACATGTATAAACTTTATAAGAAGTATGAAGATTTAATAAATGGTTTGGGGGTAAAAGAGGGCGATGAAGAAGACGATTTTAAGGATGATGCTTATAGACTGATAATGCAGTTAAGTTATGACTGCGCTCCATCAAGACTTTATGATCAGAACTTGCTTAAACAGGCAAAAGCTACAATGAGTGAAATGCAGTTTAAGAGGGAGTTTGGCGCACAATTTATAGATGAAAGTGATGGATATTTTAGATTATCAAAAATGGCTGCTTGTACAATACCAGACGGTGAAATGCCAGCAGTTGAAATTGTTGGAAACCCTAGTGATGAATATATTTTGTCCTTTGACCCTAACTGGGCGGGAAACACAAGTGCTGACCATTTTGCTATGCATGTTTTCAAGATAGATAGAGATTCTCAGAAAGTTTGCTTAGTTCATAGCTATGCTATAGCAGGAGTATCTCTGAAGCAGCATATGCAGTATTTTTTATATCTGATTAAATATTTTAACATAGTTGGTATATGTGGGGACTATAACGGCGGTGTCCAGTTTATAAACTCATGTAACGAGAGCGCTATCTTCAAAAACGAAAATATAAAGATTGGGGTTATAGATGTTGATTTAGAAAAACCAGAAAACTGGCATTCAGACATAATGAGCTTCAAGAGTCAATACAATGTAAAGTCAAGAAACTATTGTATACTAAGAAAACCAACAGCAAACTGGAATAGGAATGCTAATGAGATGCTACAGGCGGCAATAGACCATAAAAGAATATTATTTGCTTCTAGAGCGGTAGACACACACTTTGACGAGCAGAGAAAGGAAAATATACCCATAGATAAAATTAAATGGGATATGAAAATGCTAGGCTCTTCAAAAGGAGCTTTAATGATTGATTTTATTGATCATCAGAAGTCAATAGTTGAATTAACTAAATCTGAATGTGCAAACATAGAAGTTGTAGCTAATCCACAAGGCTCTCAGTCATTTAATCTGCCGCAGAATCTTAGAAGACAAAAAGGTCCAAATAGAGCTAGAAAAGACTCATATTCTGCTTTGGTTTTAGGAAACTGGTTTGCTAAAGTATTCTTTGATTCAGAGAATGCTACAGCGGAGAGAAGGATAGAGAGTACTTTTGTCCCTTTTGCTATTTAAAGGTGTAATAAAGTATATGCCTTCAGATCCTACTGTTACAGGCGCATGGGATATTGCAGCCAGCAGAAATTTAGGAATTCCATTTAATTATATATGGGATAAGCCGAACTCTCATTGGAGACCGATGGGTTTGGGAGATTTAGGGTCTTTTAGAGATAGATTATCAGCAACTGCGGATTCTCATGAATTCAAGTATGGAAGTAACCCAAATGTGCCAAACTCTGTTAGTGTTAACTCTCCAGAAACAGTATGGGATGGTTCTACAGAATATGTATTTCCTCCTGATGGTGGAACTGGTATTCAAATATCATCTAGTAGTAATTCTGACAACCAAGCTTATTGTGTTTTAGGTTTAGATACTGATTTTAATAGCCAAACAGCGACAGGATTATTAAATGGCACAGGCGTTGTAAATGTTGATGGTACTTGGAGTAGGGTTTTTAGAGTTTTTAATGACGGCACTACAAGTTTTGACGGTATTATCAATATCCATGCAAGTGGAGATGATAGTACTTCTTATGCTAAAATACTTAGTGGAAATAACCAAACTTTAATGGCAATTTATACTATCCCAGCAAATACAACAGGTTATTTAATTCAATACGCAGCTTCTGCTCTAAATACTTCTAGTTCATCAACTATAGGCTACAGTTTACATTTTAAAACAAGAGAATTCGGCAAAGTTCCTAGAGTTAAAGAGGTTACTTCTATTTCTACAGAAAATTCTCATGTACAAGAATTAGAGGCCCCTATTACTCTTGAACCTAAAACAGATGTATATGTAGATATTGTAAACGCTAATGGGTCCAATGGCACTGTTAATGCAGATTTTAGTATAGCATTGCATTCAAGTTGAAAAGTTTAAAAGTAACTTTTATAACTTTAGTGTAAACTTTTATATGCCACGAAAATATACCAAAAGATCTGATTATTGGAACAAATTTAGAAAAACTGAGCAACCTATAGAAAATCTACTTTCTTCAGAAGCTGAGAACTTTAACCCTGAACTTATAGGAGATAGTATCTACGAAAGCGTAGAAGCTTCTAGACTTTCAGAGCCTACAAAAAGAACTTCTAAAAGAAATAATAGAATTACTATAAATCCTACTAAAAATAGGTTCCAGAATATTAAGGATGGTCTTTTGCCATTTGAGTATTCAAAAGATTCTGTAAGCGTTAAAGAGGCTATAGAGCTTTGCCAAAAAGCTTATTTCAACATAGCTACATTTAGAAGCACAATAGATCTTTTATCTGAATTTGCTGATTCAGACATTTATCTTGAAGGCGGCACACAAAAATCAAGAAATTTTATAGATGCGTGGTTTAAAAGAATTAAAATGCATGATCTTAAATCTCAGTTCTTCAGAGAGTACTACAGATCAGGCAATGTTTTCTTGTATAGAGTTGACGGTGTACTACCTCTCAGAAATAGCCAAAAAGTTTTAGAGGCTTATGGTGCTAGCTCAAGATCAAAGGTTCCTATTAAGTATATGGTTATAAACCCAACTGATGTGGCAACAAAGGGTTCTGTTTCTTTTACTGATTATAGTTATTTTAAAGTTTTGACTCCTTTTGAGATAGCAAGACTTAAAAACCCACAAACAGAACACGAACAAGAACTTTTCAACTCTTTACCAGAAGAAGTCCAAACAAGAATTAAGGTTGGTACTTCTGCAAACAGCGAGAGACTTTATATAGAATTAGATACAGATTATTTGCATCCTGTCTTTGCTAAGAAACAAGATTATGAGCCAATGGCTATTCCAGCGGGCTTCTCTGTACTTGATGATTTAAACAAGAAAATAGAATTAAAGAAAATAGATCAAGCTATTAGCCGCTCTATTGAAAATGTAGTTCTACTGGTAACCATGGGAGCTGAACCTGATAAGGGTGGTGTTAATCACAAAAACTTAGCTGCTATGCAACAGATATTTAGAAACCAGAGTGTTGGTAGAGTTCTTGTATCTGACTATACAACAAAAGCAGACTTTGTTATTCCTGATCTTAGGAAGGTTGTTGGCTCTGAGAAGTATGAGGTATTAAACAAAGATATTGAAGAAGGTCTTCAGAATATTCTAATTGGTGATACTAAATACTCAGACGGCAAAATTAAAATGAAAGTATTTTTCCAGAGACTAGAAGAATCTAGAAATTTATTTTTAAAAGAATTTATAAACCCTGAAATAAGAAGAATTTGTAAGAATGCAGGTTTGCGTTCTTGGCCAGAGGTAAAGTTTGTTAAGAATGACACATTAGATGATGACAACTTAACTAAGCTAGCTACAAGACTTATGGAGCTTGGAGTAATTACTCCAGAACAAGGAATGAAGGTTGTTGCAACTGGTACATTCCCAGATCCAGAAGAGATGGCTCCAGCTCAAGACAGGTTTAAAGAAGAAAGAGAAAAAGGTTATTACATGCCTCTAGTTAATACTATTAACTTATATGATGACGATGATACTCCTGATAAACCTGCTCCAGCAGATACACCACAAGCTGTAGCTCCTTCAGGTGGCAGACCAGTAGGAGTATCTAATTCTAAAGTTTTCTCAAAGAAAAATATTATTGCTGCTACTAAGCAAGTTAATGAATTTGAACTTAGAGCATTTAGAGAATTTGCCGCCAAGTTCGGTCTTAAGAGAATGTCTAAAGAAAAGAAAGAATTAGTATCTCGCGCTTGTGAGTCTATTATAGTAGCAAAAGATCAT